CCTAGCAGACAATGCCAAGACGGTAGGACTTATTAAGGAGACTTAATTATGGCAAAATCAACCTTTTCAGGACCAGTACAATCATTGGCTGGTTTTATTTCGGCAGGGAACGCTAACGTAGTTAGCCTAACTGCTGACACAACTTTGACTGTTGCAGCACACGCTGGGAAAGTCATATTAACTAATGACGCAGACGGTAAATTTACTTTGCCTTCTATTGTCGCAACCACACCTGGTGCGGACGATGATCCAAATCAGCTAAACAATTTGGGTGCTACTTTTACATTTTTTGTTGTTACGGCAGCTACAGATATGGACATCTTAACCGATGGAACCGATAAATTTGTTGGTGGTACTTACACAGGTGTAACTGACGCTACGGGTAAAACTTTTATTTCTGGTGCAAGTAACGATGTTATTACTATGAATGGAAGCACTAAAGGCGGACTAGCAGGCAGTATAGTTAAATGTACTGCGATAGCTTCTGCTAAGTATGCGGTGGAAGGAATCATACTTGGTTCAGGAACACTAGTTACTCCATTCGCTGACGCATAAGGAGGTGACGCATGGCTAATACAGTCACAGGTCCCACTAATCAGTTTGACGGAGAAAAAACACTTATTGTTTATGCTTCAGTTTTATCAGATGGAAGTGCAAGCAGTACGACCTTGGTTGATGTTTCAGCATTGAATGCTGCTCCTGACGGAACCGCTTGTTCTACTGTTACCTTAAAAAAGATTTGGTATACAGTTAGTGGCGCTCCTGATGCACCCGCTTCTTTAGATTGGGATGCAACCACAGATGTTACTTTTCTAACATTGTCTTATGACAATTCGTTTGATTTTAGTGGCTTTGGCGGTTTGTCCAATACTAAAGCATCTGGTTACTCAGGCGATGTACTTTTTGTTATTCCATCGACATCTGATGCTGGGAATGAATACACCGTTTGGTGTGAGTTCACTAAGAATTACTAAGAAGAATGGCTACTTCTGGATCAAGAGATTTTCAGCCTAATGTTGCTGAATGGATCGAAGAAGCCTACGAACGATGTGGGCTGGAAATGCGTACTGCTTATGACGCAAGAACAGCTCGCCGTTCGTTAAATATTCTTTTTGCAGACTGGGCAAACAGAGGACTAAACCAGTGGACAATCAATAATGTCAGTCAGACATTAACCGAAGGCACTGAGTCTTACAGTTTAAACAATTATGTTGCAGATGTTCTTGATGTGGTTTTGAGAAGAACCGAAAGCGGAGTAACCACTGATTATCAAATGAATCAGATAGGTCGTTCTGAATATTGGAACATTCCAAACAAATCAAACAAAGCTAGGCCTACACAATATTTTTTAGACAAACAAGAAACGCCTAAGATATATCTTTGGCCAGCACCAGAGAACAGCACAGATATTATTAAAATGAATCAAATTTTAAGAATAGAAGACGCAGATGCTTCAGCAAATGATGTCCAGGTTCCTTTTCGGTTTTATCCATGCTTGGTTGCTGGTCTTGCATATTACATATCTCAAAAAAGAGCGCCAGAAAGAATGGAAGCACTAAAAGCAATGTACGAAGATGAGTTTGCTAGGGCATTGGCTCAAGATGAAAGTCGTGCATCGTTGATGGTAAAACCAAACATGCGTTCTTATGGATACTAAACATGTCTTATGCTTCAGGCAAATATGCATACGGAATTTGTGACCGATGTGGCTTTAAATACCCACTCGGACAGTTACACAAAGAATGGAATAATTTAAAAACATGTCCGGAATGTTTTGAATCGAAAAGCCCACAATTAGATCCATTGCCTCATGTGGTTGACCCACAAGCACTTTATGACCCAAGACCTGATACAGTTACAGATACTGCTGCGCTTGGAGTAATTACAACAAATACAATTTCAGAGTTTGATTCCAAAGGTGTTTATCTAGGGACCGGAGGAATGACCACAACGAATGATCCTATTGGCACTGATTTTGAAGGTCTTGAAGCAACTGGCGAAATTGGTACCATAACAGCAGGAGGCTCATAATGGCTTTTACTTATGCAACATTAAAAACAGCAATCCAGGATTACATGGAGAATGACGAAACGACATTTACCAACAACCTAGATAATTTTATAAAAATTACCGAAGAAGACATTTTAAAAAATGTTGAATTAAATTATTTTAAGAAAAACGTTACAGGCACAGCCGCATCTGGGAATGCTTATTTATCAATGCCTACAGATTTTTTAGCACCGTTTAGTTTGGCTGTAATCAACTCCAGTGTTTACACTTATCTATTATTAAAACACCCGTCTTTTATTAGAGACTATACCCCTAATGCTTCAACCACTGGTGCTCCTGTATATTATGGAGAGTTTGACAATACGACTTTTATTCTAGCGCCAACGCCGGATGCAAATTATACATTTGAGTTGCATTACTTTTACAGGCCAGATTCTTTAACGGCTGGAGCTTCAGACGGAACCACTTACTTATCAACCAATGCGCCCAATGTGTTATTGGCAGGATCTTTACTACAGGCCGCATTATTCATGAAATTAGAACAAGCAGAAATTGGCACTTACAAACAAAACTATGACAAAGAAATGATGCAATTTAAAGTTTGGGCGGAAGGAAGAAATACCAAAGAAGAAATGAGATATGACAAGACCAGAGCGGTTCGATGATTAAAAGCCTAAAAGGAAAAAATATTGCTATTGTGGCGATGGGAAAAAGTCAATTAGACTACCATTTATCAATCAGTCACAGCAAAGAATACGATGAGGTCTGGGCAATTAATTCCATGTGTGCGGTTGTTAGATGTGATCGTGTGTTTATGATGGACCCGGCTTCACGATTTTTTGACACGTTTGACGCTGGGCCACAAACTCAAGTAATGAGAAAACTTTTACCAAGAATAGAAATTCCTGTTTATTCTTGTGAAAAAGACAATCGAGTTCCAGCCATTGAATTGTTTCCTTTGAACGAAGTGGTTGAGAAAATGGGATGCAGTTATTTAAATAACACCATTGCTTATGCTATTGCTTTTGCTGCTTACAATGAAGTTGGTAAAATAAATATGTATGGCGCAGATTTCAGTTACAGCACCAATGTACATTTTGGTGAGATGGGCAGAGGATGTTGTGAATTTTGGTTATCTAAATGCATGAACAAAGGAATTGATGTTTCTATTGCAGCTACATCTTCTTTGTTGGATACAAATGTTCCAGAAAAAGAAAAATTATATGGGTATCATAGATTAGAAGATCCGCCAGTAACATATATGGAAAATGGAAATTTAAAAACAACACAATCTTCCAATGTTGAAAAAGAAAATAAGAAACCAATTGGTGTATCTGGAAGAAAAGACTACATGAAAGTTGAAAAGACCAATGGTCTAACGCCTCCAGAACCAATTAATTATTAAGAAATATTGAAATGCAAACAGATTCATTTACACTTTCTATTGGTGACTTAGGTGTAAAAACCACTGAAAATAGAGGTCATACGGTAGAAGAAATTGCTGAAACGGCCACAAACAAATTAGTTTCAGTTGCAGATACTGCACCTGGACCAATTAAAGCACAGGCACATGCTTTTAAAAACTCGTGTCAAAACATTATTGCTTACTACATGCATGAGGCGATTAAAAACCACATGTGTACAATAGGCAATCAATTAGAAGCGCAAGGTCATAAAGATCTTGCGGAAATTATTCGGAGGCTATAATGGCTATAACACAAGCGATGTGTACTTCTTTTAAGAAAGAGCTTCTTGAAGGAACGCACAACTTTAAAGCGAGTGGAGGAAACTCTTTCAAACTTGCTTTGTACACTAGCTCTGCAACTATGACGGCAGCAACTACGGCATACTCAACTTCGCAAGAAGCATCTGGAACAAACTATACTGCAGGTGGTGCAGCTTTAACAAACGTCAACCCTACAACATCAGGAACAACTGCGTTCACTGATTTTGCTGATTTGACTTTTGGAACAGCTACTGTCACTGCGAGAGGTTGTATGATTTATAATGATACAGCTACTGGCGATCCAGCAGTTGCAGTTTTTGATTTCGGTGGCGATAAAACCAGCACAGCAGGTAGTTTTACAATATCTTTCCCAACCGCAGACGCAAGTAACGCTGTTATTAGAATAGCGTAACCAGTTATGGCTGGTTGGGGTCGATCCACATGGGGCGCTGGTCCTTGGGGTGAACCTGCAATTGTTAATGTTACAGTTAATGTAACAGGTGTTGCAGGAACAACTGCATTAGGAACAGAAACCGTTAGTTGTGATGCGAATGTCGTAGAGACAGGCATTGCGGCTACAGGTGCTGTCGGCAGTTTAACTGCTACGGGTACAGCAATTGTTACAGAGACAGGTGTCGCTGGAACAAGCGCACTAGGATCATTAAGTATATCTGCGGGGGCTACTGTTAGCGAAACAGGAGTCGCTGGTACAGGAGCAGTAAATAGTTTAACTGTCACAGGTATAGCTAATCTTTCTGTCACAGGAGTAGCAGGAACTTCCGCTTTAGGCACTGAAACTGTTAGTGGCGATGCGAATGTAACCGAAACAGGAGTAGCTGGAACAGGTGCAATAGGCACAGTTGTTGCAAACGGTGCAGCAATCACAGGCGTTAGTGG